ATCCGCAAGTCGATGGCAAAAATAAGTTAATGTTATTTAATGATTGTTTTCTTGATGTATATAAATATTTTTATGAGCATTATAATTTATATGATTCTTTAATAAGAATTAATGAAGATACTAACATTGATAATCTCGATTTGATTTATAAATAAAAATTTGATATAATTATAATATAAGAAAGGAGGATAAAGACATGAAGCATTGTAAAAGAAGTCATAAATGCCCATATGGAAATGTTTTTGAGAAAAATGTATGTGCTTATGACGAAAATTTAAATGAATATGATGTATGTCCTTATCTCCTTGAGAATTGGAATTATATCATTGATGAACTAACAAAAGAAAAGAATGGTGATAATAATGTTAGATAAAAATGGCACCAGACAATTAGCATACGTTGTAGTTGTTGATGCGGTAACTCCTATTGAGGGATATGATCGAGTTGAACTTGCTCATGTTGGCGGCTGGACTATTGTTGTTGGCAAGAACGAGTTTCATGCGGGCGATCCTGCTATTTATTTTGAAATTGACTCTAAACTGCCTGAAGTAGAGCCATTTATTAATATGGAGTTTCTTGCTAAGAAACACTATAAAATTAAGACTCAAAAAATGTGCCGAGTATTGAGCCAGGGTTTACTTATGTCTGCTGCAAATTTTGGGTGGCAAACCATAGAAGGCGACAATTGTGCTATTGTTGATAATGAAGGTAATTACCATAGAGTTGATGATGAATCTCGTTTTCTTACTAAACAACTTGGTATAACATATGCAGTAGCAGAAGATAACAAAAGAAAAGCTTCTAATAATCCAAATGCAAAAATTAATTCAGCATTAGCAAGACATCCAAAAATTGCTAAGAAATATGGGAAGTTCATCAAAAATCATAAATTTGTTAAATGGTTATTCCTTCTTATGTGCGACGACCGCCGCGATAAGAAATCTGATTGGCCGGCGTGGGTGAAAAAAACAGACGAAGAAAGAATTGAAAACCTTCCATTTCTTTTTAATGATAAATCTGATTGGATTGCAACCGAAAAAATTGATGGTTCATCCTGCACTTTTGCCTTAAAAAGAGGACATGGACTCCATAAAGATGAATTTTATGTATGTTCAAGAAACGTCGTTTTTAATAAGCCAGATAAACCATGTTATTATGACACTAATATTTATTTTGAAATCGCAGAAAAATATGATATTTTTAATAAAATGACCGATTTACTTCATAATCATTTTACTGATTGTGAATGGATTACCATACAGGGAGAAATTTACGGACAGAAAGTTCAGCGTCGTGATTATCATATGAATGAAAGAAAATTTATGGCGTTTAATTTTATTACTTCTAAAGAAGGCAGATGGAATTCTGTTCTTATGAAAGATTTAATTGAAAAAAATTATGGAATACCTTGTGTTCCTATCCTCAATGAACATTATATTCTCCCTGATACCATTGAAGAGCTTAGGGCTTATGTTGATAGTCAGACTTCTACTATTGATGGCGATATAAGAGAAGGAATTGTATTCCGTTCACAAGACGGATCTCGTTCTTTCAAATGTGTATCACCTACCTATTTAATTACATATCATATTTAAAAATTTTTTTGGACAAAAGTTTGTAATCTTTCTTCGAAATTTTTTATATATTAATGAAGAAAGATTACAAACTTTATTTTTAAGGAGGATAAAAAATGGCAGGTAAACCTATAGATTTAACTGGACAAAAATTTGGTCGATTAACTGCAATTGAAATGACAGACAAACGAAAAAATAATAGTGTTGTTTGGAAATGTCTATGTTAGTGTGGAAATACTTATGAAGTCGCGGCCGCATCTTTGCGAGCTGGTAGAACAAAATCTTGCGGGTGTTTAAAAAAAGAAAAAGACAAACAACCTAAAGGAAATGTTATTAATTTAATAGGGAAAAAATTTGGGCATTTAACTGTTATATCTCGCCAAGGCAGTGACAAAAGAGGAGAGGCATTGTGGGAGTGCGAATGCGATTGTGATGCACACAATCATTTAATTGTTTTAGGCAGCAATTTAAGAACTGGACATACAACTTCTTGTGGATGTGAAAGAAGATCTAAAGGAGAACTCGCTGTTGCTAAAATATTAAATGATAATAAAATTCCTTTTTAGCAAGAATATAAAGCATTCAAATTTGCTAACAATAGATGGGCAACTTATGATTTTTATGTAAATCAACAATATTTAATTGAATATGATGGAGAAACTCATTATTCTTATAATTTACATGGATGGCACAATAAAGAACAATTAAAAAATCAACAAGAACGAAATATGATTAAAAATCAATGGTGTAAAGAAAATAATATTCCATTAATACGTATCCCATATACTCATTTACAAAATTTATGTTTAGAGGATTTACAATTAGAAACAAGTAAATTTATTATTTAATGGAGAGCTTTAGCTCTCCATTTGTTTTTTCTTTTATTTTTTGTTATAATATATATAAAGAAATAAATAAAAGAAAGGATGTGTATTATTATGGGGAGATGTAATGATTTTGCAATTTCAAAAATGTATTGCTGTAACTGTGGGAAAGAAGGTCTGCCAATAGCAAGAAAAGCTGGACATTATCGTGAAGCAGGGCATTTAAAAAAGTTATATTGTATTCATTGCGGGAAAGTTTGGAACCATGTAGAAATTCGTCCAATGTATAGTGATTATAATTATGAAGATTTCCAACTTGAAATGAAATATGGAAATTTTGATGAAAAAGGCAATAGAAAAGAACCTTATAGAATTTTTAGAGGAGAATTAAAACAGAAAGGAGTTATTTAATTATGGCAGATTTATTTTTAATGTCTGGAATCCCTGGAGCTGGTAAGTCTACTTTTCTTAAAAATAGAATAAAAAAAGATACTTCTGTAATAATTTCTCGTGATGCTATTAGATTTTCTATTGTAAAACCTGAAGAAGATTATTTTTCTCATGAAGATGAGGTACTTGCAATTTTTTGGAAACAGATTAATGAAGCCCTTGCGGCTGGCAAAAATGTTTTTGTTGACCAGACTTCTTTAACTCCAAAAGCAAGAAAGTGGCTACTTCAGCATGTTGAAGGTTATGATCATGCAAATCTCATCTGGATTGACGAAGATATTCAAACTTGTCTTGAAAGAAATGAAATGCGGCGCGGGACTCGTGCTTATGTGCCAAGAAGCGTCGTCTGCCGCATGAGCGAGCAGTTTATTGAACCTTCTCTGGATGAAGGATTTTACAGAATTTATCGTTATAACAGCAAAGAAGATAAATTAACTTACAAAGGAGAGATGTTATAATATTTAAGATACCCATTTTTAAAAAGATGAGGGTCAAAAATATATAATCAATAAGAAATAATTTTTATATATAGTGAAAACAAAAATAAAAAAGGAGATATAACAAATGTTCACAGTATATAAAATTACAAATTTAAAAAATCAAAAATGTTATATTGGATCTAGCGTTCGAGTATAGAAGCGTTGGAAACAACATATAAATACATCAAAAAATCCAAACTCTGCTCAATATAATTATCCATTATATCAAGCTTTTCGGCAAGACGGTATAGAAAATTTTTCTTTTGAAGTGCTAAGGGATGATTTTAATACTCAAGAAGAAATGCAACAATATGAATATGATATGATAATTTTATTTGATTCGGTTGTAAATGGATATAATCAAACATATCAAACATCACAAATAAAAATACAAAGTGAAAATTTCCAAAAAAATCTGCAAAAACGAAGTCAAAAATGTGCAAAAATAAATATTGAAGGACATATTATTGAAACTTATTCATCTTATCATGAAGCGGCTCGTAAAAACGCTCCAAACGCTGATGGAGATAATTATGCCACTTTAATTAGGAATGTTTGTAAAGGCATTAATAATGGATTTCAAGAAGAAATTTATCGAGATTTAGACGAAAATAATAATATTATTTTTTATCCCATTAAAAATTATAATGGAAAAAAGAAAATTGTTGGAATTAATTTAAATAATCCAGATGATATAGTTTATTTTAATTCTATTTCAGAAGCAGCATAGAAATTACCAGCTGAAAGAAAAAGTTTAAGTGCTTGTGTTAATGGTAAAAACAAATATAGTAATGTAAAAGGTTATGTTTGGCGAGAAATTGATAATTATGGAAATATTATTGAACATAATAATGAATTAACTCTTGATAAGGCTATTGATAATTATAATCAAAAAAATCCATTAATTAATGGAGAAAGACATAATATCAAAGAATGGTGTAAAATTTTTAATATTTCTCCAGCATCAGTTTATCAAAGAGTAAAAAAAGGAATGACAATAGAGTAGGCAATTACGATACCTAAAAGGAGGTAATGTAAATGAGTAATATATGGCTAATTTCTGACACTCATTTGGGGCATAACAAAGAGTTTGTTTGGAAAGCTCGTGGTTTTGATTCAGTATGGGATATGAATAATGCAATTATCGAAAGATGGAATGAGGTTGTAAAATATGATGATGTGGTATATCACCTTGGTGA